TTAGAAAATGCTGCTGCAAAACTTGAAAATGTTGAAACAACTATTGGCGATATTCCAGTAGAACTTGAAACAAGACAAGAAAAAAAGACAGTAAAGAAAAATAAAAAGAAAAAAGAAGATTAGATAGTGAGGTTTTGATGAATGGTGCATTAATACAGTTAATTGATATTTTTCAACCTAATGGGGTTGATTGGATGAATTATAGATTAACTAAAAGTAATCCTTATAATTTTCATCATATTATTAAGAAAGAACATGGTGGAAAAGCAAAGGTTGAAAATGGTGCTATTTTGACAGCAACAGCTCATCAATATTTACACCTTATCGAACATTATGAGTACCAATTATATTTAGAACTAAATTCTATGTTAGAAGTAATAAATCAACAACAATATCCACCTTATATAAGACAAAGGCTTTATATTGAACAGGTGTTGAGTTACTTTGAAAACAAACATCAAGGCGAGTGTAATAAAAAAGGAAATTTGATAATAAAACAAAAATTTTTGATAAGAGATAGATTTTAGGTGGTGAAATTATGACTAGAAAAGAAGAATTGCAAAATTTATTTAAAGATGCTGGTGCTGAAAAACAATTAGTTGCTCAGGAAGTTATCGAAAATGTATGTTTTCTTGAAGAACACATAAGCAATTTAAGAAAGTTGCCACAACTTATTATTCATCCAGAGATGCCAGAACTTCAAAGAAGGTCAGAGGCTTCAAAAATACTTATTCCTTATCTTCAACAATATAATATAAGTGTTAAGTTTTTAACATCGTTATTATTAGGCGAAGCAGGGGAAAACGATGGTCTTGAAATACTTGAAGAATTTAGAAAAAAAGTAGAAAGTATGTGATTAAAGCAATCTTGTATTGCTTTTTTCTTTTGTTTAATTTAAAAATTTTAAATCCATATAATTATTGTGGAGGAATGATGAATGAACGAAAATGAGTTTATTGAACAATATAAAGAAATAATGTTTTCTCCTAAGACAAAACCTACTTGGTTGGAAACTTATTATGATTATATACAACAAGGTAAAATAATTGTTGGTTACGAATTAAAAATGTGGTTAGATAGATTAATTGAAGATATGTCTAATCCTCGTTATATATATGATACAAAAGAAGCAGAAATTCGTATTTTATTCATGGAAACAGCTTGCCTTCAAAGTAAAGCTCCTTTCTATAATAAACCATTAAAATTGTTGCTATTCCAAAAAGCATTTATTGAAAGTTGCTATGCTTTTAAAATGGCTGAAACTGGTTTAGATAGATTTAAAGATATATTGGTAATGTTAGGGAGAAAAAATGGAAAGTCTGTATTATTTGCTGGTTTAGGAACTTTTGAGGTTACTGTTGGCGAAGGCGGTCAAGATATTTGTTGTGCAAGTAATTCAGAACAACAAGCTAAGTTGATATGGAAAGAAATATATAAAATGGTTGCTAAAATAGACCAAAAACAAAAATTAATACATAGAAATTTAGTTTTAATAGAAAATTTAAAAACAGATACAATGGCTTTTAGGATGAGTGCTAAATCTCCTAATCAGGATGGTTTTAATTGCAACATCGTATTTTATGATGAAAGTCATGATTCACCAACAGATGAACTTGTAATGAACTGCCTTCAATCAATGTCGATGCGTGATAATCCTAAATTTTTTAATTGTACTACTAATGGAATGATTGAAGATGGGTATTTAGACAAAA